GGTGGCGATCACCAAGCGGCCTTCCAACTCACGACTCAATCTCAAGGTACATTGGTTCCAGCGACTGACAAGTCTGTGATCAGCACGGGAACAATCTCATACAGCGGGAACGCTGGCTCCGCATCTACTGTCAGTGACAACCTGGACATCGCTCCACAACAATGGACCAACGGGTACCTGGTCGGTGTTGAGCAACTCTACCTCGGAGTCGATGCGAGCGAGGCGACCGCTGGCGGGATGGATGCTTGTCATATTGTCCTCGAATGCACCGTTGAAACCCTGTCCTCAAGTGCCGCCATGGCCCTCGCATTGAGCCAACAGTGAGGGGATCACTGTGTGCCCCACCTGCAACATTCTGCGGCAATTGCTCATCGATAGGGGCATGAGCCCATCGTTGGCCATGTCCATCGGGACGGAAGTCGGTGAGCGTGTTGAAGCCACCGCCCCAATCGTGGCGACGAAGGTCAAGCGCAAGGCCTCGGCATATAACCGCCGGTACAAGGCCGCTTTCAAGAAAGTCGCTCCCCGATACAAACTCAAGAGCGGCAAGTGGAAGGCTGGCGGCTTCAAGCGAGCAGTCAAGGAAGCGCACAAGATGGCCGGAGGGAAGAAGCGATGAAGCGCCGAACCCTTCGAGGACAAGTTGACCAGGTTCTTACTGTGAAGCGTCTGATTGCAGACGATGGCCGTTTAACATCCGGATATCGGGTCCTGGAGTTTCATGTGTGGCCGAACTTGGATGGAAACGACCTGGTCACGGGTGTCCTTGGATTGGATTACGACATAGAAGCGACCGCCAACGCTGGAGATAATCGCCAGATTGCTTGGGCGATGGGTTCCATTGATGCGACAGGAAACAACCTCGGCGGCCAAAAGTGGACGGTCATTGATCCCGACCACATCGTCATTCAAGATCTCTACATCATCTGCAACGCCGATGTTCCGACCAATTACATGGTCGTCCTCGAACCCGTCGAACTCACAAACGATGAAAGCATCATCACACTGATCAAGGAGCGTAGCCAAGATGACCTCAGATGAACCAATTGAAAATGCGACTGCACCAAATCGAACTCAACGGTTCGCCACCTGGCTCATGGAACGTGAGGAGCGACGCCAGGACAAGGAGTCAAACCTCGAAGGGCTCGTCCGGTTGAATGTCCTGGTCTCGTTTCTCACTCTCGGTTTGGTCGGTGGCTTCGAAACTGTTCGCCTTGCTGTCACAATGATCCCCTACTTGTAGAGCGGCGTTGAGCGAACACCACCAATTCTCGAGGAGCCAGGGAGCCGGAGCGTGAAACTCGTCGGCTTCCATGTTGTCCAGGGTTCCGTTGATCATGTCCATGACCGTCTCAATCAAGATTCGGGCTTTTTCGTGCATTCGTCGCACACCCCCACGGTATCAAAATGACAATTTTCGTTCCCGCAATACCAGAACCGGTCTTTGCAATAATGGCATTTCACGCACATCATTCTTCCTCTTGCGCTTCGTATCGACATGAACACCGATCATCGGCGCAACATTGCTCAACCTCGGCAAACTTGCCGCCAATCGAAGGCGTGAAGAGCCAGTTCAACCGACATGAACCGCACTTGATGCCGTGAAGTTTGGCTTGGCCGATGATGGCGTGCCAAGGCACGATGCCCCAACCCGTCATCGAAGACGGTTCATCCTTGGGCCGCCCGATGGTTCGGCCGCACGTGCAGAAGAAAGTGTTGACTTTCGCCATCAAAAAGTCCCCCAGCAGATTGGACAACGACCATTCTTGTGCAAAGGATTACACTTATCCTTCGTTGGGCCCCACACACGGGCGGCTTCTGGAGCGATGTGGAGGTGTTCGTCGCCGTCTTTAGGCGATGAAGTGGCGTCGCTGGCGTATCTCACCAGACATTGACGCACAAATCGGCTAAAATTGGGTAGTCTTTCGGCTATGCGGGCTGTATCCTCGTCGAGGCTGATGGTCTTATTGCGGGCCATGACACTCCCACGCCTACACACTATAAGTATGTATCTATAAGTATGTCTTGCAGTAGCCTATCAGCATCTTGGGCCTGCAAAGCATCACGCCGTGGGGTGAGCCTAAAGGAGATTAAGGTGCTGGCTGGGCGGTTTACTTTTTACACTATGACTTCCTCGGACGGATCATGGCCAAGAGTGATTCATTCTTTATTCGAGCAAGCACTGACTTTAACGGACTAACCTTTGCACAATCTGCAATAGATTGTGGGGCTTACGTGGATGCCCTCGGCAAAAGCGTACTCAGGCTACACAACATCTCCGTTCAGTGGGGATCAGGAATGCCTCAGATGATTATCCCTGGTGGCGATCACCAAGCGGCCTTCCAACTCACGACTCAATCTCAAGGTACATTGGTTCCAGCGACTGACAAGTCTGTGATCAGCACGGGAACAATCTCATACAGCGGGAACGCTGGCTCCGCATCTA